ACCATAGCATCCTTGAGCGCCTTCCACTTAGGAGGGTAACGCTTAAAGTATGCTCGTAGGGCAGAGATTACAAACGCTCGAAACCTAGCCTCAGTCCATTCTCCTCCGTTATACTTTCTGCTGCTCATACTGATATAACAACTGAGCGAACCCTTCTACAAAACGCTCATCATGATCCATCTCACCCATAGTGAACAAGATAGCATGAACAAGCTCGTGCAGAAATGTCAACTCTTGTCCTTGTTTAGGCTGCCGACTGCTCACATAAATAACATGGCGGTCATTGTCCGTCCTTCCTAACTCATGGATAGCATCTGTATCCTTAATTGTCCATGTTGCCCCTGCTAGTTTAAGTTTTTTCATTCGGTGGCTCCCACATTTGATTAGGTTCCCTTCGGAGCCAAAGCAGTCGAGCATTCTCCAACACTCGATCTGCGCCCATCGCCTCCACACAGCACGCATATAACTCCATCTCTGTCTTCGCGTCCGCAAGCATCTTTGTTGCACGCACTTCCCCGACACGATGCATTCCTTTGATATTGTCCGCGTTGTCTCCAGTTAGAATCTGCTTGTAGAAGAACCGCAACCCTTCTTCTGGCTGTACATAACTTTTGACCTTCTTCACAAAATTGTAGTGCCATCCTGGAACCTGTTGGAAATCTTTGTCAATAGAAACAATGATGCAATCATCTTTAAGGGATGTTGCTCTAATTGCAATATCGTCATCAGCTTCTTGTTCCTCACTAACTGTTGCTGCCCAAGCCGTTTGCAGATATTCCCGTAGGAGAGGTAGGTGTTTAGGCTTCTTCACATCCTTCCTGTTACCTTTGTAAGGTGCTGTTACTGCGATGTCGTGCCTAAAGTTTTGTTTACCTGTAAGAAACAACTCATGTTCTTCACAGTCAACTAGGTCAAACATCAAGAGGTCTTCGAGAAACACCGCCATTGTTTCGATAGCGGTGTTCTCATGTTCCTCTTCAGTAGCAAACCCTACTCGATAGCACAAAATGTCAGCATCAAGTAGGGCAATCATTACAGTAGGTCGTCTTCCATAACAAGTGATTCTGCGCCACCGTCACCTGTATAGGCAACAAAGTCAGTAATAACCAGCTTCTTCAACGCTGGTGAGAAACCCTTGCGTTTCTGGTATGCCCACTCGTAAGAGCCAACCAGAGCAACAGCCTTAGACCCGTTACCCAACATACCGCCGTCAATTGCTGTGCCGCCATCATCGAAAGCAGTGATAGGTCGTGTGCTCTTGCAGGTAATGAACTTACCCTTGCCTTCCTTGCTCTTCACCTCTAGACCCAACTCAGCCAATGCTTCAGCTGCTTTGTCGGATAGGTTACACAAGTCAACCTGGTACTTGCCACTCAAATCGTTTGGCTTGCTCAAGTATGCCCACATGATGTCTGCTTTGATTTTAACTGCGTCTGTCATAATAATACCTTTCAATGGAAATTGCCGCTATCTTCATTAGCGATTTCATAAAATTTAGATGTTACCAAAGCCAAAATGTCTAAGGTTTCCATCTCTGTCAAATGTTGGCTAAAACTTAGATGGACAGCGCCATCGGATTCTGTGATGACGATAACACTGTCAGCGTCTTCCAAAACCTCGTCTAACCTTGCTCGTTCACGTTCATTCAATGTGTATCCTTCCAAGTATCGCCTACATTGTACTCTCCTGTTAGTGGGCAGCGTAGGTTGAAGTGCCTTCCAGCTTCCTCAATTGCCTCTACTGCCATCTTACCAACACTCTCTGCATCCTCTTGCGGGACTTCTATCTGCCATTCATCGTGTACATTTGCACAGAATGAAGCGTTTATTATACCACACTTTAGCTTATTGTGCAATATCACCAACGCTTTTTTCATAACAATTGCACCAGCACCTTGTAACAAAGTGTTCAACGCTGAATGCTCCGACCTAACGCTTAGATGCCTACCATCCAAACCTCGCAACCAACCCTTTGTGGATGCTGTTGTTACCACCTCTTTTAGAGCCTCTAGGTAAGGTGTGTTACGCAAGAATCGCTCCATTAGTTGGTGTCCTTCTGATGAACTACCACCGATAATAGAGCCAATCTTACCCGCACCAGCCCCGTACAAAAATGCGTAGATGAATGTCTTGGCTTGGTTTCTGTTATCTAACCCAGCTGCCTTCATGTTCATCGTATGCACATCTGTACCGTCTTCCTGCTTCCCCTCAGTAACCGTTTTTACGTATGCCTTGTCTTGCATGTAGTGGGCTAACATCCGTAGCTCCAAACCGCTTGCATCAGCACCGACCAACTTGTTACCAACCTCAACAGTCCAGAGTTCTCTGCACTCCTTCCCGTATTCACTCCCGCTAGAGGGAACTTGTGCCATGTTAGGGCTGTGGTGCGTCATCCTACCTGTGACCGCTCCATTTGTTATAACCCTACCATGTACTCGTCCATCCGCTTGTACCACATCAAACCAGCTGGACACTTGCGATACCCTCTTCTGTAACATCAGGTAACGCGCTATCAACTTAGCCTCTGGTAAGTCTATCTTTTCCAGAACCTTCTCGTTGATAATTGTGCTTCCCTTCTCAGTTTGCTCAGTAAACTTAACACCAAGACCAGCCAGCCGCTCAGCAATCTGTTGTCTACTACCTGGGTTAAAGTGAGTAATCTTGGGTTTAAGAGGCTTGCCAGTTTTCTCGCTAACCCTCTCTTCAACAATAGGCGGGAATACACTTTGCAATGCACTCTCAATATCAGCCACCTCACCTGACAACTGCGCCAGAAGAACTCTACCTTTCTCCTCATCAAACCTAAACCCATGCCTTTCTTGCTTGGTGATGATAGCAGCAACATCATGCTCTAGCTGCACACTCTCACCCCAATCAGATAACTGATCCTCAAGATACTTAAACAACTCTACTGTAACCGCTACGTCCTGTTTGCAGTAGAAGCGATTTAAATTGTCCCAAGGATTGTCATAAGGCTCTGTGCTTTTCTTGTCGAAAGGCTTGTCAGCCCACCAATGCCAAATCCTACTGTACTCAACCTTCTTGTTCCCAAGCCTGTTTCCCCAAGCTTCTAGGCTGTGCCCATTTTCGATGCTTGGATTCCAAAGCCTTGACATTATCAAGGTATCCCTCACTTTGCTCAATCCAATCCTCGTCTGCCAAAGCTTGTTTAAGATCGGTGCATCGAATCCAATGATGTTGTGTCCGATCAACCTGTCTGCTTTTTTTATCAAGGGTATGAGCGTATCTGGTTTTGTGTGACATACGTATTCGTTTGTGTCGCTGTTATGGGTATAACACAGCCAAATCTGACTGTGCTTGCTGTCTGTCTCGATGTCGAGGACTAAGTCCACTATTAATCCTTTCAAGGTTTTGAATAATCTCAGCCGCTTCTGGTGAAGTCATTTCATTTTTAACAACAACAGCAAGTTGTTTCCTGTTATTCTTAAAATCTTGAGCGAAAGCGTATTCATCTAAAGTATCATCAATGATAGCTTTACACAAGTTACGCAGCCCGTAATAAGAATGCCAGTTTAGGTCGCCTAATTTTTTCCATCTACTCTTAGACTTTGCAATTAGAACCTTACCTGCAATGATAACTCCTTGACGGCAGAACTTATATTCTAACCCGCTCTCTGTTATTGGGGACAAATCCCTCAATATCTTAGACACATCACTTTCCTTTCGCTAATTCAATCTCCACCAACTTTGCATACCCACCAACATCATGCCAGCTGTCATCATAGAATGGGTCTCCATTACAGATGCGGGCAAGTTTGTTAGCAATCAAGTCTAAACTCTCCTGCATATAAGGCTCCATTATACCCCAACTAGCTGAAGTACGCAAGACATTTTTTAACAACTGTGCTGTTTCTGACACATTAACATACTCACCATAACGATTCTCACGCTGGTCAAGGGTTTCTGTTACATCTTTCATCAATACATTCCTTCCAGGTTAGGCTTGCGATACTGCTCACCCTTCTTAATCTTTCCATTCTCATCAAACTCTGGATGCCCTCTGTAATTGAACTTGCTCCAGTTACTCGAATTGACCTCAGCGACAGCCTTTGGCATATCCATGCCAGCGCACACGCCAACACCAACGGCAGTCACAATCTGGTCAGCCAAAGCATCCAAAAACTCTTTTCGGTTAACATCAGGGACTACCCATTTCCCCTGCTTCAACGAATCAGCAACGTCTGACAGCGTGTTAACGGCATCGCGTAGATGTGTGTTGTAATCCCACTCAATACCAAGCGCATCCATCATCTCCACAAACTCTTCAATGTGGCAACCCAACTGGACATTAAAGTCCTTCTCGGTTGGGTGCTCTCGTGCTCTCTTGTGCCAAATCGTTATGTCATCAATCATACAAGTCTTCACCTTTCTTGGGCAATGGAGCCCATGCTATCCAAAAACCATCTTCAATCGTTGTGCCTGACACTGACCCGTAAGCTGCCACACCAAATCGACTGAGCAGCTGCACCTTAACCCCTTGCGGGGCTGTCTCCAACTTGCGCCAGTAGTAATCGTGGTCAACACAAGCCGCACCGTCACTACTTATCTTGTCAGTCAAAATAAAGCCTCCTCAGCGTTATCTACTATCCACTTCTGTTGCAACTCAGCCGCCTTCTTAAAAACCCATTCGGGCTTAACACCAAACGGGTTCAAAAACTTACCAGTTTTAGGGCACACCCCATAGTCTTCTAGCCTCATAAGTGGTCATCCTCTTCAAGTAGGTTGGTCGATTCCGTCAGTATACCATTCTTTTGGTTATATTGCAAGCCAAATTTGATACCTGTTGCTCTCCCAGTAAACCTATCCTT